CACCTTGTACCAGAGGCAGCTTCACCTAAAACTATCCTTATGCTAGGGCATTAACTGTTCTTAGCCAAACACCAGGCCGTGCGCATATATATAGCGCATATGCCTGCGTGGTGGTATTCTGGGCCACACCCGTGCTACCCGCTGTACCATTAATCGTATCCGTGGTATTAATATTCCCAAATACTTGAACGGAGTTAGCCCCTTGATTAATGACTTGTATCTGATTGCCACCAGTTGCTGGTGGCAGCATAACACTATCTGCCGCAGTAGCAACTATTGCTAGTCGGTTGATTGCTGCTGGAAGAAGTAGGGCATTTGCCTGACCACCACCAGGAGTCGCCGTAATCCCATGAGACGCCGACACGACATCCGCCCAAACTGCATTATTAAGGGCCAGTCCATCTACTTGACGGAATCCTGCCTGGAATGCTGCTGGCGATTGTGTCGTAATTGGATTTACTAAGATTGGCGCTGCCATGTTTCTTACTCCTGTTTCTGTTATCTAACTTGATCACTATAGGGATTATACACTCCAGGACGCACTAGATCCTGTGGCATTCGTAGTTGACCTATTTGTACATTGGCCCCCCGGATAATATTCAAGGACTCCTTGGCATCCGCCCGGAGATCGGGGTCCACAGGAAGCTTGTATGTATGGCACAACCTCTTGGTAAGATTGAAGTGAATTGCTGCTAGGTACTCATCGGGGAAGGTCACTATCTGCGTGATAGATGTGAATTGATCAAGAATTTGCTTCACAGATACATGCAGCTCATATATCGCTGGTTGGATCACCGGCCAAGGATACAGATATCCCAATGGGGTGTCACTGTCATAGAATAAATAACTCGGAAAGCTCTGCAACTGTTTAAGAGCAATCCGGTTGTATTCCTCGCGGCTTTGTACTAGCTGTAGTGGGTAGTCAATCTGGCTAGGGGAACTTTGGATGGTCTGCCGAAAGAAAGCACTCTCAATTCTATCTGGGCGCACCGTGAATGGATGAAACACACTTCCCCCATCTGTCCAACCCGCTATTTGTCCTCCAGGTCCAATACTATAATTCAATGCTCCTGTAGAGGTAATAACACCATTTACTAAGTGATATACTAGCCAACGTTGATTGCTCCATTGTGCCATCATCCAACGTAAGCGGGTAAAGGCATCATTGACATCCTCTGCAAGTGCCACCTGCCCAACACCAAGCGCCCCGCAGTCTTTCAATGCAAGGTTAATAATATCTAGCACTCGATAGGGGGCATTAGCCATACTTCACCTTGAATGTAGTCTAAGAGCAGGTGCTATACTAATCAAACAGGCAATTAGATTAATAATGACAATAATTACAAAGATTGCAATTACTGCCCATATAACTATGTTCAATACCTGCATAATGATAGTACCTGGTGTACCTAACTGTGGAAGAACCATAGCAACAAGAATCTTAATAATCGCCACAATCGTAACAACAATGACGAGCAAGATTAGAACATGCGCAAGCCATTCCAAAGAAAAGCACACAATAATCTCCAGTTATTTGGTCTTCTTCGTTGGTGTGGAAGGCAACCTGTTCAATAGATCATCAACGGTATTATCCACTGACGCCTGTGGACTATCTGTCTTAGCCATAAGTTCCGCTAATTGTGCCTGTAGACGAGCGTTCTCTTCCACTAGTGCATTACGCTCTAACGTAGTGGTATCCAACGTCACTGGCATCTCCACAATAGCATCTAGTTCCTCTCGCTGGGAATGGACAAGGGTAGTCCTGCCATTAGTCAACTGTATGCTCTTAGGATACTCACGAAACTGGTAAGGAGGAAACTCCATCGCAGTATAGATATTTGTCATAGGGGCTACTCCATCTTGAATAGGGGTCACATCATCAGGGTTATCGTCAACATCACTGTTACGTAACATGTGGGCAAAACCTTTGCCCACAGGTAGGCGCCCATTTGGATGACTCACACGTCCCTTAGGAGCACTAGCAACAGGACGCATCCCACCACCAGCCTTCCCTACCATAGTCCGCACTTTATCATCCAAATGGGATACCATTAAAGGGCATCTCCAATAATGCACGCCCATTCAGGTCGTACAAACAGATAGCCATAGAGTACATCTAAGCGACTGATAAACTGATCAGTGGCGATATTATAGGCGCTAACAAAGCGCATTGCCACACCATCATATACATCTCGCGCCGCTTCATGAACACCACGGGGCAGTTCCAAGTCCGCCGTTGCCAAAGTCACCGCCTCCGGTGCAAAGGCAATATTCTTCCGATAGATAGCACTCGCCAATGTAACAACGGTAATCACCGCGCCATTGGCTGGGCTGAAATCCACCGTCTGGTACTGCACCGGAGTATTGGGATTGGGCACCTGCGCAAAGGGGATAAGCGCCGGATAGATGTTGATTAGCGTCCCTCCACTTGGCACCGCTGCCGTTACAACAAACTGCCGTAATTGTCCCGTGGTCTGTTTAGTGATCCGATTAACCTGACTGACTCCAGCGAAGGTAATAATGTCGCCAACATTAAGACCACCAGTTATGGCATTAACCACAATCGAGAGGCCAGTCTGCCCGGCGCCATTGACCGTCAAGCTCCCCGAGTACGCCGCTGTTGTATGCTTAATCACCGTCTGGTCATAGTACCAATCAAACCCAAGGGTCATCTTGGACATAAGGCCAGTTTCGTATTGGTCGGAGATTTTCACCTGCGGGTTAAACAAGCCCGTAAGTGACTGCACTGTGCGTGCCTGCGTAAGCGGGTCCATCATGATCTTACGCCTACCCCTTGGGCAGGAGTTCAAATCCAAGAGTGCACCCGCATTAAGCCACGTCTGGGACGTGGGCGCCACCACATTACCCCCAGCATCCACAGTAGCTGTAAAGTTGCAAATACCTGGATTACCCAGGGTGCCATCTGCTCCAAGCATAACGTCTTGAGCAACAGCACCGGCAAGGTTGTTCACCATAGGCGCAAGTACTCGCCGGGAGAAATCATCAATGCTCATACTGCGGTCAACGGAACTAAAAGAAACATCAACGTGTTTCTGGGTTGCCAACGTTAAGGTAACATTCTGCTCGGCAGTATCCTGTACACTTGCTGCTGGGCCAGTTGTCACCGTGAAGTCATTGGGTAGTCTAATCCGCAGAGTGGTGCCAATCTTCGCCCCTGTTTTGGCAAAGCTGTCATCATACTGCATGTCGATGTTCTGAATAAAGGCGTTGCTGTTCTTCCACAGCCTAATCGCCTCACGAGTGATCACATTAATAGTGAGAATAGTGTTTGCCATTGGGGTACACTCCACGCAAGATGGCAAAGGGACGCCAATGGCATCCAAAAGTGAACCGTTGGCTCACTGCCTACAGGGCCAAAGTAATCCTTTGACAATTGACCCTATTTTACTAGGCGCCGATCTCTAGTATTGGAGCTGGCAAGCAAAATAGCTAGGTGCTATCAGGTTGTTTGTAGCTATTGATTATCCTCGTTATTAGAGAAAAACATCCGCTTAAGTCTGTCTATAAAAGGATGACATGGAGCTAGACGGGCTTTGTTCACTTGAAGTTGAGCCCATTCTTCCAATGTTAATGGCCGGGGATACCCCCTACGTCGTGGCCATTTGAACACTTTTGGTTCCATCACTATCCTCGTGCCATCTTGAGTTGCTTCTCCCGCAAGCGCATCCATTCATCCGTAGATAGCTCCGGGTCATCCAAACTAGGCTCCGCCTTAACACGACCGGCTACCTTTGGTACAATAGGCGGTGGGGTATTAGTAACTTGTGCCTTTGTAACTGGTGCCTTCGTATCCTTCTCTAATTCCATCGCGTACCTCATAAGTGCCACTGCCTGGCGAATTGGCGACATTCCCATAATCTCAGCGGCGACATCCGGGTTCTTACCGAGATTATATATAAGTCCCTGGGGATTAGGTGTCTCTAACGCCGCCTCAATAAATGGTTGCGACATTCCACCAAGGTCTTTTACTAAAACATCCACCGAAGTCATGAAGTCTGGAAACTCTGTTTTGCCTTTATTGACTACACTATTGCACCTCTCCGTGAAGGTCTGCGCAGCAGCGATAGCCTGGGCACGTTGATTGATATCCTCTTCTGTAAAGACACGGGGGGCGCCTGCTACTGGTGCCTGCCCCCCTGTAGCCAAGCGCTGCTCCGCTTCCAAGCGCAATTGCCTTTCAGCTTCTAGTGCCCTTTCAGCTTCATGCTTTGCCCGCGTAAGCTGGTCTATCCGTGGTTGCCACCACGGTGCACGCTTAGGAGGTTCCGCTATAGTAGAAGATGTTTCTGTCTCTACTGTAGGTTCAACAGCAACATTCTCTGTTGATATTGTACTATCTTCCTCTTGTACAGAGGTTGTTGTGGTAGGATCACCTTCGACGGCACCACCAGTTTCAGCGTCAAAAAATCGACTGTTATGGATGATATCAAATAAGCTCACGACAGACTTCTCCTTTCAGGGATGTTACAATAGAAATCGGAAGTAGAATATCGTTTGCATAAAGCAAACGCCCCAATAGTGGGCACTTATGTTAATCCTCTTCAACTGCCTCATAAGTCATATCAAATATATCCGGCTTACAAGGATATCTTTCTCCCTTGACACCCATAATAATCCAATCACCCGTCTCCGCAATCATCGTACCTTCAAGTGTTTTAATCGTAACTGGGGGTCCTGTGTTCAATATTGCATCTATAACCACAGGCTTCTTGCGATACTTCATCTCACCACTCCTTTACCTGAATACCAGTAGTTTGTCCGAACCGAATAGAGTTGTCCTTGATAAGAGCATCTGCTATTTCGTCCTTAATAGTCGCAGCTAGGCCGCCCTGCTGCAACATCTTTGCTAATTGCTCACGAGCCATCTCAATGAAACTCTGCCAGTTATCCTCGATCCATTTTTTCTGGTCTGGATGGACGATATAGAACTGTGGATGTTTACTGGCCCACCGCTCATAAGTCACACCAGCCATCTCTATGGCTACTTTCTTCACCATCTTATGACACATCATAGGCATCACGGTTGTCCTTGCTGTTGTGCAAATGGATCATGATCTACTGGGATAAACAATGGTAGTCCACGGGATGCCAATAGATCCGACTCCCCAAGTCTACTAGGATCAAATTTCGCCCAAGGATTGCGTAGGATACTAGGGTCCATCACTGCAATCTGCGTCTGTGATCGTGAACCCCCAGAAGCAATATCATTAATATTATGAATCGCCAATAGGTCTGCATTCTGGATTTGCGCATCTTGTAGAATAGCACTCATCTTCTCAGAGGAATACGCAGGACTTCCGCCCAACTTATTCCAATCCACCTGGAAGGGGTTCTGTGCCCGAGCAAAAGTAAGGAGACTGCTAGGATTTCTATACCAAGAATGAGCATCAAAATGCCCAGGTGCAGCACTATACACCGCTGCAACATCAGGCTCTGTCGCAAAGAACAATGCCGGTTCACTAGTATTAGATGTTTCAGGAAAAAAGCCCTCACCCTCTAATGGATGACTCATGCCCTTATATAGAGGCACATTGGTATTAAATCCTGCCTTCTTAGCAAATAACAAATTCGCCACATCAGGATTTGCCCGAAGCCACTCACTACCAGCCTTGCCCACTTCCGGCGGAATATAACTTTGCCAATCTAAAGGAGTCAGAGCACTTTCCTTCGGGTTTATTACCATAGGAGCTTTTGTAGGAATTTCCGCCGCTGTACTTGCTAAGGAGACCTTATTTGATAGCTTAGTTGCACTTCCATTAAGTGCGAGATTTGCGTCCATATGGTTCATATAGGTTTCGATAGTAATTTTTCCTTGATCAACTTTCTCTGCAAGCTGATATGCCGCTTCTGCTCCATTCAAGCCCTTGTCTTTCATAGCATCGAAGATATTACTAGCAAACTCATGCAAACTGGGCTCAATATGCTCCAACAGGTCCTGCTTGGTATATTTGAGAACATTGGCCCCAATGGCACCCTTAGGAACACTAGCTCCTAATCCACCCGTCGCTACGAGGCCCGCCACAGTATTACTGGCGTCAATTAGTTCATCCAAGGGAATATCCTCTCCTTGAAGAGCCCGCCCATATACACCAATATTATGCGCAATGCCTTGTGCTACACGCTCTGTGTCCTTTCTTGCCATCTGAGCGCCGATCATCCCCGGTACAATATAATTGGCCAAGGCACCGATGAACCCAGGCGCATTTCCCTTAATATTAAATGGATCATGCTCCACTGGCGTGAACTTAGCATCCGTCATAACTATAACTCAATTGTTACTTCTTCCCAATTACCTGGATTTTCACCCTTCTGTAAGAAGGTTGACAAGTCAATAGAATGATCCACTGGACAGCCCTTTTTAACCCAGGCCTTCAACAAGCGCTCAACCCTGTGATGTGTCACCACTCCAATGTCCTTCCCAGAATCTACTATTTCCTTAAGACCTAAAAATACCCGCTTTTTGAAAGAATTAAAACTCTCTCCTTCTGGCACCCGTATATCTGGTTTCTTTTCCACATATTCTGCAATAGCTGGTAAGGATTCCTTTGTACTCTCTCCGGCAAATGTCCCAAGGTCCCAAGGGCGCAACAGCCCTGTATATCGCACCTTTATCTTAAGCTTCTTAGCTATAATATCCGCTGTCTCTTGTGCACGTTCAAGATCACTAGAATATAACACATCCAAGCCCATATCTTGCAATTCAAGTCCCAACTTATGCGCCTCTTTGAGCCCTTCTACTGATAGTGGTACATCTAACCAGCCTCTAATCCTATCTACAGAGGTATCCTTAGTATTATTCATCTCCGTCATTCCATGACGGATTAGGATAAAGGTCTTCTCCATATCAAGCTGGCTCTACTTCACGTACAGGGATAGTATTCGGCACAGAAGGCGCTATGCTTGATCCAGGTATACACACAAATTGCGCACAGATCGCCCCATTTCTATAATTCTTCTGTGCTCTTACACACCACTCATCATTCCAATGAACAGTTACTGCTACCACTGGAAATGACTCACCACGAGCTGCCATTTCCATTATTATTCTGGAGAGCGCTACTTTACTCATATTGGGTTCTCCACACGCAGATATTTACCTTGGCGTACTCTATCTGGGACGTACCACTTCCCATCGGGTGCTCTTTGGGCACCCATTACAGGCGGTGTCTCTTGTGGCATTTGGGATGCCATCTCCCGCTCTGTGCTCTGTACTACTGGCTCCAAATTCTGTCCTTCTGCCTCGGATATGGTCTGATCCATTAAATGTGCCAGTTCAATACCACTCACATGCTGATCACCGAGTATCTTAATCCTCTCCGTTAATGCCTTGAAGACATTAATATCCCGTTGCTGGGCTTTATCATGCAATTTAAGGTGACTAATATCCAGTTCTTGTTTTAGCTTCTGTAGTTCACCCATAGCAACTTGTAGTTGCTGTTGAAGAGCCATTTCAGATTGCGTGGGACCTTGCCCAAGAGCTGCTGCCGGAATGAAGCCCCCTTTGC